ATCCGGAGCAGGTCGCACAGGCTATGGCAGACATGGCGGAAGGGATCGAAGCTGAAATCTTACAGAAGGCACAGGACACGGCAGCAGTAGAGCAGATGGACGCGCAGGCGTTAGCAAATAGAGGACTGCGCCAGCTTACTTCCGACGAAAAGAAGTTCTATGAAAAGTTGATCGGCGCAATGAGAAGCGACAATCCGAAGCAGGCACTTTCTAATCTTGACGTAACTATGCCGAAGACGATCATTGAAGACGTATTCGAGGACTTGCGCCGTGATCACCCACTTCTGGCAGCGATCAACTTCCAGAACACTACTTACATGACAGAATTCATTCTAAACAAGAATGGAAAGCAGAAAGCAGTCTGGGGCGGCATTACCGCAGAGATCACAAAGGAACTTGAAGGCGAATTCGAGAAGATGGACGTTGTCTTGAATTCACTTACTGCATTTCTTCCGGTCGCTAAATCCATGCTTGACTTAGGCGCAACATGGCTTGACAGTTATGTCCGCGAAGTGCTGAAAGAAGCGTTATACGCTGGACTTGAAGAAGGTATCGTCGCAGGAACTGGCGTAAATATGCCAATCGGTATGATGAAGGACATTTCCGCCGCACACGTAGACGGCGAAGCATATCCGGACAAGAAAGCAACGGCGATCACAGCTTTCACACCGGAAGCATACGGCGCAGTTATCGCCAGCCTTGCCGTTTCACGAAACGGAAGACCAAGAACAGTCGGAAACGTGATCATGATCGTAAATCCGGTTGACTACTTCAACAAGGTTATGCCGGCGACAACGATCCAGCGTCCAGACGGAACTTATGCGAACGACGTTTTGCCATATCCCACAACGATCATACAGTCCGAGGAAATGCCGGAAGGAAAAGCGATCGTGGGTATTGCAGACAAATACTTCATGGGCGCAGGCACAAGCAAAGACGGCATGATCGAGTACGACGACAGCGTCAAGTTTTTACAGCGCGAAAGAGTTTATGCAGCGTACCTTTACGGAAACGGAAAGCCGCTTGACAATAACGCTTTCGCAGTCCTTGACATTACCAATTTGCAGCCTATGACTTACAGAGTGCAGATCTACGAGGGCGCAGCGTCAAGCGTTAGCGCATTAAGCGACGAAGGAACGCTGGTGGAGACAGAGAAGACCACATGGAGCGAAAGCGAGTTGAACGATCTGACAGTCGCACAGATCGAAGGGCTGGCAGCATATAAGGGCTATACGTTAAGCGGTAGCACAAAGGCGGAGAAGATCGCGTCCTTTGTAGCAGCGCAGGAAGCGGCGCAGGCGTAGGAGCGAAAAGAAAATAAACGGCAGTAGGGCGAAAAGCCTTGCTGCCGACTTTGAAGGCGGTGGAATATGACAAGCGAGACAGAAGCAGCATTGCTGGAAACAATTCTAAACGATCTTGACATTACCTTCGAAGACGAAAAACTGAAAGCAAAAATCAAGCGGAACATGGAAAGCGGCGCGGCATATTTAGAAGATAAAGCAGGAAGCGAAATTGACTTCGAGGAAGACAAGATCGCGCTGGATCTTTTAATCTCATATTGCAGATATGGGAGATCAAACGCCATTGAACAGTTTGAACATGATTTTGCAAGCAACTTGACAGCGTTTGCACTTCGGGCAGCAGTACAGAAGGCACAGGCGCAGGAAGGGGCGGAAGATGAAAGCGAAGTTTGAAGAATTTAACGACGGAATAGCTGGAATTTTCCGCGAAAACGAAGCAGGAAAGCTGGAAAGAGTTTTCACAAAGGATTTTCGCTTCGGAGAAGAAAACGTCAGTATCACGCGGCACTATGCCGCGAAAGTATCAGACGAAAAAGTCGACAAGATGATCCATATCCAGAAGCAAACTGGAATTATGGCGCATGATATTGTCGTAATCGACGAAGAACAGTTCGACATTGAAAAAGTGGATCAGATGAAAGACACATTGCCGCCGATCACAAAGTTGTCTTTAAATATGCTGGAGAAGCACAGGAAAAAAGACTTTGCATGAAAAGCGCAGTTGTTAAGCCGGACGCATTCGCGGCAGCAATCGACGGAATACTGCAAGAGATCGGCGAAGAAACGGAAACGAAATTCTTTGCAGCAATCGACGAAGCGGCGGACAAGTGCAACGAAGCCGCACAAGAGCCATTGACACGCGGTCACGGCGTATTATCTGGAGAATACCGAAGCCACTTTGCAATCGAAAAGGAAACGGCGCAGCATAGACACATAGCGACGTGGCACGTAGAAGCACCAGAATACAGATTGACACATCTACTTGAAAACGGACACGTCACAAGAGACGGAACGAAGCGCACGAAGAAGATCAAGCACATTTCAAAAGGTCGAGAAGCTGCGGAAAAAGTGCTTGAAGAGAGATTGAACAATTTATGGGGGTAGGATATGGACATAAAAAGCATATTAGAAATGTGCTGCGGCTTGCCAGTCGCGGACACAGTCTTCACAAAGCCCCAGAAATTGCCTTTTGTAGTCTTTCTGGACAAACAGACCACAGACGGCGACGACTTCAACACGCGGATCATAGCGCACGATCTGGCAGTCGAATTTTACGCCGAAAGAATTGACAGCACAAACGAAAAGAAACTTGAAAAGGCATTCGCGGAACAGGGCTGGAAATACGAAAGGGATCGCGAATATCTTTCAGATCAGAAATGCTTTGAAACAGTTTACAGCATTCAGACATTTTATGAAAAAATCGGAAAGGAAGAATAAAAATGGCAAATCAAAAGGGAACAAAAACAAAAGTTACGCTGGGATCGGGCAAACTGTACATGATGGCGTACAGCGGATCACTTCCGGACACATTCGCGGAACTTTTGAAAGACTTAATCACAGACAAAAACCACGCAGGCTGGATCAAAAACGGCGCGTCAATCGAGTATAAGCCGACAATGACAACCGAAAAAGACGATCTGGGAATGGTAGTAAAAGAGGTACTGACAGAGGAAGAAGCAACTTTCAAGACAGGGCTTTTCACATGGAACGCCGAAACGCTGGCAAAACTTAATTCTACCGCGCAGATCACAACCGAAACAGATCCGGAAAGCGGCAAGAAGTACAGAATTCTTCGCGTCGGCGGAACTGCAAACGACGACGGACAGCAGTATGTTTTGTTATTCGTACATGAAGATCCGGTCGAAGGTAATTGTTATCTTGCAGTAGTCGGAAGAAATACCGCAGGATTTACAATCACTTTTGCAGCAGACAGCGCGACAGTAATTGACGCGGAATTTTCTTGCAAGCCACAGGACGATCGCGGAACGCTGATCCAGTTCGCCGAAGAGTACGACGAAGAATTCCAAGATACCTACACAAGCGAGGAATTGAACGCATTGACGATCGATCAGATCAAGATCATTGCAGCCGCAAAGGGCTACACGATCACAAAGACAGTCAAAGCGGATATAATCGAAGAATTTATCGCAGCACAGACGGCGGCGCAGTCGTAGAAGCGGCATAACAGGGCTGGGAGATATTCCCAGCCCATAACACAAAGATGAAAAGGAAGGAAAGCAGAAATATGTATCAAATCAATTTTCAAAAAGCAAAAAGAAACTTCATGACCTTAACTTTTGAAGATGAAAAGCCGGACGGAACGCCGTACACGAAGACAATTTGCGTCGGTATGCCGAAAAAGCGGATCTTCGACAGGCTCATGGATTTATCGGACATGGTACACAATGACGACGACGAACCGCAGAGCCAGAGAGAAAAGAGCCAGAAAAACAGACAGCAGATCGACGCGCTTTATAGCGTGACAGCCGACATTCTTTCAAACAACCTTGCGCGTGAGAAGATCACAGCAGAATGGGTGGGCGAAATGATGGACGTGCAGGATCTGAAAGACTTCTTGCAGGAATACGCGAAATTTGCAAAGCAGGAAGCGGCAAACCCAAACTAGAACCGCCCTTCTATCCGATTGATGATGAAGGGCTTTTTGACATTCCGACGTACTGGGAACATTTAGTGCATGAATACACAGGCTTAAACGTGAATGAAATAGAAGAACTGGAATATATAGACTTCTTACAGTATAAGCGCGACGCATTTATCACAAAAATGAACCAGACGGAAGAAGGAAGGGAATATCTGGAGAACGCGCGGATCTTGTCACAGACAGAACCGGATCGCGCGACTTTGCGGCAACTTTTCGGAAAGGGAAAGTAAAAGCATGAGCAAAGGATTGAAGGGGATCACAGTCGAGATCGACGGCGATACTTCGAAATTCAGAAAAGAACTTGACACACTAAACAAAGACACAAAAACGCTGCAATCTGAATTGAAGGGCATTAACACGCTCATGAAATTAGATCCAAGCAGCACCGAACTGGCGGCGCAAAAGCAAGTGGTATTGCGGCAGGCGGTACAAGAGACAGAAGCAAAGCTGAAACTTTTGGAAGAAGCCGAAAAGCAAGCCGCAGCCGCCGGAATGAACGTAAACGACGAAGGATATAGAGACTTGCAACGCGAAATCGCATTGACAAAGTCAAAGCTGGAAGATCTGAAAAAAGAACAATCCGCGTTCGACGCGCTGAAAAACGGCGCAAAGAGTTTCGGATCAGCAATCGGCGACATTGCAACAAAGATTCCAGTCGTTAAGAAGCTGGCGGACGGCTTCGGAAACGTAAAGGAAAAGATCACAGACGCGGTCAAGAATAACGACAAAATAAAAGCGATCGGAACTGCGGTGGAAGGCGCAAAAGCGAAGGTGGAAGCATTCAAGGACGCGCACCCAGCCGTTAAGAAGATCGCGGACGGCTTCAAGAGCGTGGGCGAAGCGGTAGACATTGCAAAAAACAAATTGCCGTCGCTTAGTCAAGCAGTACAAGCCGCCGGACAAGCCGCAGTCACGGCAGGGAAGACAGGCTTTCAAGTATTAGAAACGACGATCAGCGGAACGATCAAAGCGTTCACAGCATACGCAACGGCAGCAGTCACGGCAGGCGTGGCAGTCACAAAGCAAGCAGTCGAAAACTACGCAAGCTATGAACAGCTTGTGGGCGGCGTGGAAACGCTTTTCGGGGCTGGCGGTCAATCGCTATCAGAGTACGCAAAAAGCGTCGGAAAGACCACAAGCGAAGCCAGAGAAGAATATAACAGCCTTATGACGGCGCAAGAAACAGTCTTAAAGAACGCCGACAACGCATATAAGACGGCTGGACTTTCCGCAAACGACTACATGGAAACCGTGACAAGTTTTTCCGCCGCGCTCATTAGTAGCCTTGACGGAGACACGGAAGCGGCAGCGACAAAAGCAGATCAAGCGATCACAGATATGTCCGACAACGCCAATAAAATGGGAACGGATATGTCAGCTATACAAAGCGCATATAACGGCTTTGCAAAGCAAAACTACACCATGCTGGACAATTTAAAGCTGGGTTATGGCGGAACAAAAGAAGAAATGCAAAGACTTCTGGAAGACGCGACAGCACTTTCCGGCGTAGAATACGACATATCATCATACGCGGACATTGTGGACGCAATACACGTCGTTCAAACCGAAATGGGGATAACAGGAACGACAGCAAAAGAAGCAAGTACCACAATCGAAGGATCAATCAATTCTGCAAAAGCCGCCTACGAAAATTTATTGACAGGGCTTGCAGACGAAGACGCGGATCTGGACGCGCTGATCGACAACATGATCGATTCCGTGGAAACAGTAGTCGACAATGTTGTGCCAGTCATTTTGCAGACAGTCAATTCCGTAATAACAAAAATTCCGGAAATCATAACAAAGTTTTCTGGAGTAGCAGGCGAACTGGCTGGCGAAGCCGTAGGACTAGCCGAAGAAGTTTTGCCGCAGCTTGAAACGTCGTTCTTTTCGATTATATCTTCGTTGATCGATA